CACATAATCAAAAGTATTGCTCTGGTGAGTGCTGTAGGATTGCCACAAATGAAAAGATAATGGATAGGTACTATGAAAATAAACGCCTCAGGTCCGGTATTAAAAGAATCTGTGAATGCGGTGCTACGCTTTCTAAATATAATCTTAGTCCGGAGTGTTCAGCCTGCGAGGCGGGGAAAGAGTCTAGAAGAAAGAGTATGATTTTAATTCAAATGGAGTCAGTTGTATGGGACTAATGACAGCCATTTCTGAAAATAATGCTAAAACTATTATGGGGATCGACTCTTCCACCAACTCTCTGGCTTTTGCTATCTTTCAAGACGGGCAGTTAGTCAAGTATGGAAAGATCAATTTTGATGGAAACAGTTCGTATGGAAGACTCGCGGACTCTCAGAACAAAATTCTTGCTCTGGCTGATGATTTTAACGTTGACTATATTGCTATAGAAAAAAGTATTTATGTGAGAAGCGTAGATACCTCTATAAAAATGGGAATGGCGATGGGAGTAATAATTGCCTGCCTATCACATGGTGGAACAGATGTTGTTGAGGTGGCCCCTATGAAGTGGCAGTCGTACATTAAAAACCCCAACCTAACAAAGTCTGAGAAACAAGAAATTCAAAAAGCAAGTCCAGGTAAAAGTAAGACCTGGTATTATAATGCCTCTAGAGAGTTTAGAAAGCAGCGAACTATTGATTGGGTTTGCAACAAGTTTGGGATAGATATTACGGATAATGATGTATCTGATGCGATTGGAGTCGGTTGGTATGCTGTCAACCACCATTGGAAATGAAAAGATATCAGAGTAGAGACTGGTTATTCAATAGATACCATGTACAGAAGAAAGATATAGTCGATATAGCGAAAGAGGCTGGATGTACTCAACAGACAATATATGTCTATTTGAGGAAATTCAATTTAATGTTATAATTAGAAAGAGGATAATATGCCAACTTATACTAATCAGTGCCCAATGTGTGCATTAAGGGACGAATATGTTAGAAGTATGGAGGAAAGAGATACACCTCCGGTGTGTCGAAAGTGTGGGGCAAAGACAGTCAGGGCAATTACCTTTAGTGGGACTGTTTGGGCACCATCTTCGGGTGGTCATAGATAATGGGTAAGGGGGTGGGGCCACCTAAAGAGTATGTTCCATATCAGTATAATCCAAATATCAGAGTTGTTTATGAACTAAAGTTTAAGAAAGATACTATGATAAATGGAACAAAATTTAAGAGAAGGTATGATCGAGATGTCTACCAGTTTCTATGGCTAGCGCATCATATAGGACATGATACAACATGGGTTGATGCCTATAGTATGAAAAGGGGATCAAGGCATTCTATTCGTATCGAGGATATTCAGAAGATTATAAAGCCAAAAAGGAGTCGGGTGAAAAAAGGTGTCTAAGGAGGTAGACCTACTAGATCATTATGATGAAATGAATAGTGTCGTTGAAGCAATGCTTAAAGGGCAGAAGTCTAGGGATATTGCAAAGTCCTTAGGTCTTAGACTAGTCGATGTAGAAAAGCATATTAATGAATGGCAGGGCCTTGCTAGAAGTAATAAACATATTCAAGATAGGGCACTGGAGGCTCTTTCTGCAACTGATCAGCACTATGACATTATCATCTCAGAACTTTGGTCTGTTGTAGAAGATGCCGGTATGAATGAAGATCTAAGGGTAAAGGCCTCTACACTTAAAATGGTTGCCGATATAGAGCAAAAGCGTATTGAAATGTTGCAGAAGTCTGGGTTGCTCGATAATCAACAGTTAACAGAGCAGTTATTGGAGCAGGAAAAGAAACAGGATATTCTAGTCGGGATTCTTAGAGTACTGACTAATAAATACCCGGAATCCGCAGCCTTTGTTAGAACGGAACTATCTAGGGTTACAGGCATTGTTGAAAGTACGGTGATCACACTTGAGTCTAACTGATTTTCTAGATATACTTGATGGAGACGAGTTCGAAGAGAAGCCGGTCGGTGTCCGCGAATTTGTAACGGGGCATGAATATCTAGACGGTCCTCCATTAAGTGAAAATCAATATATAATTATTGAAGCCTCTACACAAATTTTCAAACGAAGTACACTGCATAATCTATATGGATTCGAGGAGGGTGAACGAAGATGGAAGCAGACTTTCAACGAAGTTATAATGCAACTTGGGAAGGGAAATATCTCTAAGTCTCAGAAGGTTTACTCTCCGGAGTATGGATATGTTCCGTCAGAAAGATTGATGGAGGAGGCGTGGCTGGCAGACTCTAGAAAAAGCGTACAGTGTGCCGCTCCTTTCTATAATGAAGGCATAGACGACATTTATAAAGTGACAACAAAGCATGGGTACTCAATAGAATGTGGACCAAATCATAAATTTCCGGCGTGGAAGAACACCAAGCACATGAAGCGCTACACAATTGGTCGGGGGCAGTTTGATCTTCCGGTAAGCGTTTTATCGCCAGGCGATATCCTTGAACTGAAAGTTGGTTGGGCGGAACCACAAAGTCCATACGGCGTGACCTCCGACGTTGCTAGGCTGATAGGATATATGATAGGAGACGGATCTTTTATTCGGCGAAGCCGTCATGGCAACAGGAACCCCATGTTTACCAATGCGACCCCTGAGGTTCAGAAAGACATTGTAAGAATAGTTGAACTGCTCGGCGGGAACGTCACGTATTTGACCAGTGGAAAGGGGTGTTGGCAGATTCGGATAAATGGCCTGAACTCGCTATTCGTTAAACTTGGGCTAATTCAGAATTATAATGAACAGAAACCTTGGAATGACGAGTGGCTTTCAATGTCTAATGATAATATGTTAGAGTTGATTAAGGGGGTGGTGGCCACAGATGGATGGATTTCCTTTACCGCCCCCGGAAAGAAGGTTGGTACCGGAACAACAAAGTTGCAGCAGGCAATGCTCGGTGTAGAAATGACTTCGGAGCCCTGCATAAAAGGACTCCACCTGGCACTGCTCAAGATCGGCATTGTTTCAAAGTTTAACGCACACCGTCCTGAAAGATCTGACGGAAAGCATAGTGCTACTTATCGAGTATGTATCACTGATTCAAACCGTGTGAAAGATCTCTTGCAGATGGTTAAGACGATCCCCGGAAAGAATGATCGAGTGGCTCAGGTTTTAGAAATGAGTCTTACCCCCAGAAAAATTAATGATTTCGCTGATCGAATTGCCTCCATAGAGTATATTGGAAGAGAAGAAACGGTTGGCACAATGGTCGAAGTTGAGAGTCTGTTTCATGCAGGAGGGATAATTACATGCAACTCGGGCAAGGACTATACCTCCACGATTGCTTGCGCCTACATCGTGTACCTCTTACTATGCCTAAAAGACCCCGCGAGATATTTCAACAAGCCACCGGGCGATGCAATCGATATCTTGAATATCGCCATCAACTCAACTCAGGCTCGCAATGTTTTCTTTAAAGGATTTAAGAACAGGTTACAAAAGTCCCCTTGGTTCGCAGGGAAATACAACCCTAAGATGGACTCGGTAGAATTTAAGAAATCCATTACAGTCCACTCCGGTCACTCTGAACGAGAGTCGTGGGAGGGGTATAATACACTTCTAGTTATCCTTGATGAGATATCTGGGTTCGCCACTGAGTCGGCTAGCGGAAATGAAAGTGCTAAAACTGCCGATAAGATTTATGAAATGTATAGGGGGTCGGTAGATTCTAGGTTCCCAGACTTTGGAAAGGTATTACTTCTATCTTTCCCAAGATTTAAGGATGACTTTATTCAAACTAGATATAAAGATGTAGTCGCCCAAGTGGAGACAGAAATCAAAAGTCATACGTTTAAGATAGATGAAGAGATACCTGATGGGTGGGAGGAAAATACCTTTACTATAGAGTGGGAAGAAGACCATATCATCTCTTATAGGTATCCTAAGGTATTCGCTATGAAGAGGCCAACCTGGGACGTTAACCCTACTAGACATATTGAAGACTATAAGATAGCCTTTATGTCTAATCCAACGGACGCTCTGTCCAGATTTGCCTGTATGCCACCAGAGTCTATTGACGCTTTCTTTAAGTCTAAAGAAAAAGTTGAAGGTGCATTTAGAGAAATGAATATTGCTGTAGATTCGACAGGGCGATTTGCTGAATGGTTCCAACCAGAAGATGACAGACTATACTACATTCATGTCGACCTTGCCCAAAAACATGATAGGTGTGCCGTTGCTATGGCGCACATAGATCATTGGACTACCCAGAGGATCATGGGAAGCAGTACAATTACAGCCCCCTATGTAGTGGTAGATGTTATTAGATATTGGACACCTACATCTGATAAATCAGTAGATTTTACCGAGGTTAAGGACTATATTCTAGATTTGAAGCGTAGAGGATTTGATATTAAGATGGTTACCTTCGACCGTTGGAACAGCCATGATATGATGGAGCAACTTAAAACGTATGGACTTAAGTCTGAAACGTTGTCGGTCGCCAAGAAACACTACGAAGATATGGCACTTTCTATATATGAAGAGCGGTGTCGTGGACCGCACGACCCGATCCTAATTAAGGAACTGCTTAAATTACGTATTAATAAGGATAAAGTTGATCATCCCCGTCAAGGTAGTAAGGATTTGGCAGATGCATCTTGTGGAGCGATCTATAATGCCATTAGCCTAACCCCTAAGAACTTAGATCGTACAATAGAGGCATACGTCGGATTTGAGCGAACGAGGCCGGATAACCTAGATAAGAAGGATGATGATATAATTAGAGCACCAGGGGTTAAGATCCCCAAGGAACTTGAAGAAGCGCTAAGCCGTATGAAAATTATATAAGGAGTGGTTTCCGTGACTTGTGTTTGTAAGATTGAATGTACCTGTGAGACCGATAACGCTGTATGCTGTGAGGGCCAACTGGATATATACTCGGTACTTGACAGTATCTCGTGAGTCATGGTATACTGTTACTATGACATAGAAACCCTACGAAAAGGTGATTAACATGGAGGCGAGAGCCCCATCTAGAGAAGATAGAATCGCGTACTTGCGAGAGCGAGATGGCGATTCCTGTATGTATCCAGGGTGTGACGAGGTATTAGATTTTAGTATAGAAAACGGTCCTAAAGCGCCCACCATAGATCACTGGATTCCACTAGCCCTCGGCGGCGGTTGGGAAAATGAAAATCTTAAAATAATGACCCGGCGCTGCAACCAGTACAAGGGCGACTTGCTGCCTAATTCAGATGGATCTATTCCAAAGCGTAAAAGATCAACATTTAAACGCCGCCACGAAAAGCGTCTTGGTCGTCAAGACCTGTGTGAATCTTGTATGTCCGGTAGACTGCTTGAGTTCGGGCAGGAGTGCGCTAAATGTGGCTCAGGACCACAGCCAAATACTGCACCGACCGCCTATCAATTACGCCCAAAAGAATGCCCGCACGAAGGTCCATGGCATTGTTGGATGTGTTTCGGTCTAGCACTTATTCCTCGTAAGTCTGCCATCGTAGATGTTCTGGATGGAGATTATTTCGACGAATAGGGCAAGCCTATCCTCCCAATAAAGGGAGGTGGTCAGTGGTGACATAGACCTAGACATAGTAACAGCCCGGTTGGTCCCCCGTTATGGGACTCGGCTGGTCCCCGGTAAAAGACCATCTGCCTCGGTAGCAGGCGCAAGAGGATCCTCTAAAGATCTGAAATGGAGTTCAATTCTCCGCCGGGGCTCATGGAACCTATAAATGATATTAATGATCCCACACTTTGGGTCGGAGACCGATCTAAGAAAGATAGGAAAAGACATAAAAGGGAGCGCAAAGCCAAAGGCTATTCCGTGTTTGACTTCTGGAACTTCTTTGAGTATCATTCCTGGGTAATGATTCAGGTGCTTGAGGACTTTAAGACCGGAATGGGTCACCCAGTTACGGACGAGATCGGCTCTATGAAAGATTGGATTAAAATCTTAATAGAGATGCAGGATGGATTTAAGGCACATACTGAAATGGCTAACTTTCTCTATCCACCCTCTTCTCCAGAGTATGTTGAATTAGATAAGAAATTTCGGCGGGGAATGGAATTATTTACCGAGCACTATGGCACACTTTGGGACTAACGACTTGACACACTTCCTATAGTGTGTTAAACTAGGTGGAGTCGGTCGGCGGCGCATTGTTGGCATATGCAGCAAGATTCTGAATCTTGAAGTCGAAAGTTCGATCCTTTCCCGCCGAGCACATTCTCCTG